ACACTTGATTCATAGCTATTAAAGAAACCTGTTCCCGTAACCATTACGGTTACACCTACTTCCGGTAATTCAAATTCTACATCAATCCATTTCTTCATTATTCTGTTTTTTTGATTCCGTTTGTGCATCAATTCCTGGTCCATTAAATTCTTTTATAGCCTCTTGAACTTCTTCCAGTTCTGCTTCTGCTTTAATCAAATCTTTTTTTCGATATTCAATTTTAGCAATTACTTCTTTTTCTCTAATCAATAATTGTTCTTTTACTTTTTTCATAATTCCTTTAATTTTTTAATTCGTCAAAGCCATAATTAACTCTTCCATGTTCATTCTTGATTTTAGTAATAACAACGAATACTTTGTGTTCCTCAAGTTTTGCTCTATTTGGTGCATACTTTTTCCAACAACCTTCAATGATTTCGTAGTACATCTTTTCTGTTGGTAATTCATTCTCTTCGTTGAGGATAACAAATAGAAAGGGAATTTCAATTTCTTTTGCTTTTAGATTCTTTAACTGAAGAACTCTTTTTTCATCTTTCTTTTTGTAGTAATACAGTACAGCTTCGGCACTACATATTCTCGGTCTATAGTTAATTGGATACTTTCTGATATTTCCCATTGAGCAAATATAATAATATTTGTGTACAAAAAGTACATAATGTAAAATAAATGTATATATTTGTTGAATGTTAATACACCCTAAGAATAGTAAAAATATATTTAAAAGCGATAGTGAGTTAGCAATAGGAATGAAAGAAGCAGTAGCCATAGGAGAATTAAGTAGGACAGCCATAAGGTTGTATCTGTTTATTAGAGAATATGCATTTAGAACAAATGGACATGTTGTTATTGATTTTGATTTAGCTAAACAATTATGTGGATATAAGCAGAACAAATCTGTTTACAATGCGTTAAATGAATTGATTAGCAATAACATACTTGCGAAAAGCCAAGACTCTATTGAGTTTTATTATAACCCTAAATTTATTAGCCACGAAAAAGAATGATTATGGTATCAAGATTAACAAGAAACTTATTGAGTATAGATGGATTAATGGTATTTAAAAAAACTAATTCAGACTACTGGGTAGCCTGTAATAAAAAAATGATTGGCTCAATTCGATTACAAGCCTTATATTTGTTTTTAGAAAAAGAGGAAAATCAACGTAGAGCTCGTTTTGAAATTTATGTTGATAAACTAATTAACAAATTAATTTATAATTGATATGACCATCAATCAAAGAGCAGCATTTGCTGCAGTAGCTATCGAAGAAAATAGGTTAGCGAGAAAACAAAAAGGAAAAAAGAACCCAAGCAAAGTAAAGGGTACTATGAAGCCAGTTAGTAGAAAGGGTAAATCAAAGTTTAAGTATTAATGTATAACGAGCTTATTGATATAGATACCGATGGCAATGTGTTCCTCAAGGACAACTCTATTGCTTTAATGCCTAAAATGTGGGAACTCTATAAGCATAAGCAGTTTGGAAGTAAAATGATAAAGTACATTGTTGGAATGTACGATTACAAATCTCCATTTCGTAGATTACCTGAAGATGAAAGAATGAGTAGGGTTGCTTATTCCATTTATGGTAAAGACAGAGCTACAAGAGTTTCTGAGAAAATAGTTTTAGAAGCTATTGAGGAATATCTTAAATTACAATACGATCCACTTGTTGACCAATATAATACTATGGGTGAGCAAATGTATAAAATGAATAAGGTTTATAAATCTATTGAGCCTACTGCTAAAAACCTTGATGAGTTAAATGATATTCAAAAGAAAATGGGAGTATCAGCTGAGTCAAGAGAAAAAATCAAAGCATTAATTTTAAAAGACCAACAATCAGAAACCACTATAAAAGGAACAGGCTCAGAAGACTTTAGTTTATTTGAGGAACAACTTTTACATGGTAGGGGATAATGATAAAGGCAGAAAAATATTCTCCATTAATCTTTGATAAACATTTAAAAGATTATAGTAATCTTAAAAGAAATACTACAGAATATTTTGCCTTTTGGAAAGAACAACAAGCCAGACTTAAAGATGGTTATAAACCAACAGGTGGTTCTTGGATTCCCGGTAACTACTATTTCTATTTAAACTTCTCGAAAATACATGGATTAAAATCAGGGGCAAAGCGTAAGTCAATGATTTCTCCAATCTATCGTGACCAAGACCACGAATACTTTTATGAAGTAAACAATGCGAAGTATGGTGATGGAAAGGAAGATAAGGGTGGGAGAGGTATTATTGTTTTAAAAGCAAGGCGTAAGGGTTTCTCCTTTATGAATGCAAATATATTGCTACATGAGTGGACCTGTTATGCTGATTCTGAAAATGGATTAGGTGCACAAAAAGAAGATTACGTTCAAGATTTTAGAAAGAAATTACTACTGTCCTACAATGAGTTACCACCTCAATTAAGAAATAAGATACTTCATAATAATGAAGAAATTTTAATGTCTGGGTATAAAGAAAAGGAAGATGGTATTTGGTTAGAGAAGGGAATGAAGTCAATGATTCATTTTAGGGTAATGGAAAAGCCTAATGCATTTAGGGGAACATCATTAAGTTATATGGTATTTGAGGAAGCGGGAGAGTTTCTGAAATTGAAACGTTCATTTCAATCTTCTGAGGATTGCTTTAAAGAGGGAGATTTATTCTTTGGTACTCCAATCATTGGGGGAACTTCTAATGCTATGGAAGTGGAGTCTGATGATTATATGGAAATGTATTATAATGCAGAACAATATAATCTAAAGGCAGTATTCATTAAGGCTTCAAAGGTGTTTGGTAGTTTCTTTGATATGGGTTCGGGAAAAAGCGATGTGCTTGGAGCTGAAAAATACATTAAGGCTGAAGCCGAGAAAAGAAAAGCTACTGGAGATTTACAATCGTATTACTCTTACTTACAGGAAAACCCTTTAGAAGTAGAACATGCTTTCTTTAAGTCGGGTAAAACTCCATTTGATTTAGAAAAGATTAATAAACAAATAGCTAATATCAATACTAATCCAGTATTTCGTAGAGTACAGAAAGGTAGATTAGATTGGCCATTGAATAAAGAGGGGAAAGAAGTATTTGGTACAATGCCAGAATTTGTAATGGATGATGGCTCTATCAGTGAAGATATTAATGAGGAATTATTTCCTATGGAAATAGTTGAACAACCACTTGAAGGAATTAAGAATGCACACTTATCTGCAGTAGATCCATATCATATTGATGACGATTTGGAAGAGATGAAAAAGAAAATGTCTGACCAAAAGGATAGGTCACTTGGCTCTATGTGTGTCTATAGAAGATTTGTCGGTCAGAACACTATTGGCGAATTGCCAGTAGCGTTCTATACAGACCGACCTTATTCTAAAGAAAAGTTTTACGAAAATTGTTTGAAGTTGGCTATATTTTATGATTCACAGATACTTGTGGAATATAATGATGATGGATTCTTGAAGTATTTTCAGCAACATAAAATGACAAGATATTTAAAAGAAAGACCACGTTCAGCAGATAGCCCGTATAGCCAAGCAACTAATCGTTGGGGTATTCACATGAAGTCATTTCAAAAGAAGTTATTAACAGAACTTGTTGATGAGTACGTTAAAAAACATTGGGAAGATATATATTTCTTGAAACTATTAAATGAATTATCAGTATATGGTGTAAAGAATACAGATAGGGTTATGGCATTTGGAATGGCATTGATTCATGATATGGATGCGACTAAGAAAATTTACGATAAAAAGGAAGATAAGGATATAAAGGAAATGGAAGGGCTGCCTGAATTTCAGAGGACTAATTCGGGGGGTATTGTTGCAATGGGAAAAACTGAGAAATCATTTTTTGATAAATCAATTAATTCTCCTACTTTTGATTACGATTTTGATTTAGATACTGATTAATTATACTTATGGATTTTCCACTACAGAATATTCCTGAATCTCAAAAAAACACTGAAGAATGGCACAGAGACAATATTTGGGCTATTATGTTTCATCACAAAGACTACTCAGCCTTTGTTGATTCAAGAAAAAAAGACCACGAGAATTACTTAATTGCCAATGGAGAGTTCGATTACAAACAGTATGAGTATGTTACTGATATGTATGGAATGACCTCCCCTGCGAGATTAGTTAATTTTCCAATCATAATGACGAAGTTAGATTTGCTTGCGGGTGAACTAATTAGTCAACCTTTACAATATACTGTTCAAGTAGTTAATAGAAATGCAGTAAGAAAGAAGAATGAAGAAAAAGTTACATTAGCTGCAGAAGTTGTATTAAGACCAATTCGTAGAGAAATAGAACAACAGTTGGGTATGCCAATACCTGATGAGAATGTAGGGCAAGAAGTTCCTGAAGATGTAGCCAGATACCAAAAGTTAAAGTTTAGAAATGCTATTGAGGAAATGGTACACGTTGGATTAACATTCTGTATTCAGCGATGGGATATGAAGCAAACCTTTAAAAGAGGTTTCTATGATTTAGCAATTACTGGAAAAGAATTTTATAAAACATATATTAAAAATGGGGATCCTTACGCTGAAAGGTTGGACCCAAGAATAATGATTTATGATTTAGACCTGGACAAAGAAAATCTTAAAGATTCTAAATATGCTGGTACTGAAAATTGGTACACGATAAATGAGATAATCGAAAGGGATGAATATGACCTTGATGAAGAGAAGCTTGACAAATTAGAGGAATTACAAAATACTAATTCTTATGGAAGTGACCCATTAACTTTAGAGTCTTATTCTTACAATAAGGATAGTGATTTAAAAATACGAGTATTAGATTTTCAATGGAGAAGTGTTCGTATGTTAAAGCACAAGGTATCTCCAAATCCACACGACCCAGATAACCCTTATTTGAAGAAAGTCGCAGACGACTACAAAGCAAAAAAGAACGAAACACTTATAGAAAGGCCTATTACTGAAATACGTCAAGCTACTTTAATAGGGCATGATATGGTAGTAAATTGGGGAGTTAAGCCTAATCAGATACGATACGAAGAAAATTATGCTAATACCGAAATGGATTTCCATGGAGCTATTAAAGGTAATTTTAGTGGGAACACTTTGTCTGTAGTTGATTCATTAAAGAATATCCAAATACTTTATAATATTACAATGTACCAAATTGAATTAGCGATGGCTCGTTCAGGTGGTAAGTCTATTATCTATGATGTTTCTCAGAAACCTAAAAATATGTCATTGAAAAATGTCATATATCATGCTAAGAATAGTGGGCTTATTGTAATTAACAATAAAGCAGAGGGAATGCAAACAAGTGGATTTAATCAGTTCCAACAAGTTGATTTTACATTAAGTCAATCAGTTGCTCAAATGATTAATCTAAAAATGATGCTTGAAGATACTGCTGATAAACTTACCGGTATTAGTGCATCAAGAGCTGGAGTTCAAAAGAGTGGGGATTTAGTTGGGGTTACAGAACGTAATGTAATGCAGTCTACTTTAATTACTGCTCCTTTATTTGATATTCATTATCGATTAGTTGGAGATGTATTACAATCAATGGCTGGGTTAATGAAGACTGCATGGGCTAAAGAAGGTCGTATGGCTAATGTTTTTGGCGATATGGGAATGCAGACTTTCAAAATTGATAAGTCTATTGCTTTAGAGGAATATGGTATATTCATTGAGAACAGCGGTAAAGAGGTTCAGCGTAAACAAGAAATGATGGCATTGTTGGAAAGATTCTCATCTTCAGGGAATATAGATCCATTATCAATTATCAAAGCGATTAATGCTGAGGGGTCAAGTGAAGTTGAGTCTATTTTAACAGAAGGATTGGGTGCTATTAAAGAACAACAACAAGCAATGGAAGAAAGAAACGTTGCTGTTCAAGAAGCCGCTAATGAAATTGAAGGTCAGAAAATACAAGTGCCAATAGAGGTTCAGAAAATGAAGTCTGAAACTGAAATTCAAGTAACGCAAATGCAGCTTGATTTAAAGGTTGGTATGCAAGGAGATGAGTTAGAGCATAAGGAAAATATGCAACAAGAAGGGAGGAATGCTAAATTGGATGAAATGATGTTAGCTGAATCGGGAGAAGAAGAAGTTATGGAAGATAAATAAAAAAATTATATATTTGTATAAACTAAAGAAAATGTCATGGGTAAAGAAGATGAAATAATTACGGAGGAAGTTGTTAAAGAAACAGCTCCTATAGAGGATAAAGTTAAAGAAGATGCTCCAGTTGTAGAAGATGTAATCATAGATAAGAAAGAGGATGAGGGTGAAGGTGAAAAAGAAAAAGAATTTGATGTAAATGCTTTTTCAGATAAACCAGCTATTCCTAAAGAAGAAGTCAAGGAAGAGGTTGTTGCTGAAGAGGTAGTTGCTGATGATGATGATGGTTCTTTTAAGTGGGCCGAATATAGTGAGGAAGAAGAAGTGGCTGAGGTGGTTGCTACAACTGAAGATGATAAGCCTGTTATAGAAGAAGTTGTTTCTGATAATAATGGGTTCCAAGCCGTAGCTAAAGAGCTTGGTTTAAAATTTGAAAATATTGATGAGTTTAAAGAACATTTAGTTAAGCTCGAAGAAGATAATAATAAGTTAAGACAAGGTTTTTCTGCGGGTGCTACCAATGAAAACATTGACAAACTTAAAGCGTTAAGTGCAAATACTGACGAAGACTTGGTTCGTAAGAGCTTAGAGAAAGAGGGATTTGCAGGAGACAAATTAGAGACAGCAGTATCAAAATATATCGATAACGATATGCTTGATATTGAGGCTCAAAAAATAAGGAATACTATCAATAAAGCGATAGTTACCGAACAAGCAAAAATAACACAATCGACTGTCGAAGCTGATGCAAAGCAACAGAAGGAATATGAAGAAAGTGTTAAGAGTCTTGGAGAACACATCAAAGGAACTAAAACAATGTTTGGTCTTGAGATGGCTAAGGATGAAGAATCTTTAGGAAAAGTTCAACAAGGACATTTTAAATACATCGAAAGTGGCAAGTTCATGGATGAGGTATTTAAAGATGATCAAAGTTTGACTGAGGCTTCTTGGTTGTGGCGAAATAGAGACACAATTATGAAAGCAATAGCAAACAGTAATTTACAAAAAGGGAAGGCAGCGATACTGGATGATATTCGGAATCCTGAAGTTATTAAATCTCAGAGGTTTAAAGACCCAAAAGGTTCAGATGAATTTGACCCGAAGGTTTTTACTTATGGGGCAAGTAAAAATAAAAAATAATAACTTAAATTAAAAACCTTAGAAAGAATGAAATTTCATAGTGGAACATACGGGAAAGAAACCCAAGAATCAAATGCTTTAGTAACAAACTTATTAAAGTATCCGGAAATTGCTAAAACATTAATTAGACAATATCCTCAATACTCGCTTAAC